ACCGCCAAGGAAGTGACTTGGACGATCAACGCCGCCACCATGACGATCCCCACGCAGAGCAACAGCCTTACTTATACCGGTTCGGCCCAAAGCCCCACTTGGAGCAACTATGACAGCGGGAAAATGACGCTTGGAGGAACTACCAGCGGCACGAACGCCGGTTCCTATAATGCCACCTTCACGCCGAAAACGAACTACAAGTGGGCTGATGGAAGCACCGGGGCCAAAACGGTTGCTTGGAGCATTGCCAAGGCCGCTGGTAGTTTGTCTTTGAATAAGACTTCCATCAAACTGACCGCCGCAAAGACCACGGACACCATCACCGTGACAAGGGCGGGTGATGGTAAGATTACGGCCACTTCCAGCGCCCCCACGGTGGCTTCTGTGAGTGTTTCCGGTTCGGTGGTAACTGTTACCGCCAAAGCCAAAGGAAGCGCTACAATCACCGTCAGCGTGGCCGCTGGCACCAACCACACGGCCCCGGCCAATAAGACCTGTTCCATTGAAGTGACATTGCCCACCAAGGTTCTGAACGATAACAGTTGGGCAACCATCCGGGAAGTCAGTTCCGCAGGTTTGGGGGCCAACTATTGGGCCGTTGGTGATGTGAAATCCATCGTTCTGAATGGCACCGTGAGGAATTACACTTTCAGCAACTTGACCGTGAACGCCTTTATTTTGGGCTTCAACCACAATTCCGCCAAGGAAGGTGCGAACAAGATTCACTTCCAGATCGGGAAGATCGGTTCCACGGCAGTTGCTTTGTGTGATAGCAATTATAACAACACCGGTGATGGTTTCCGCATGAATACCAGTCAGACGAACAGCGGCGGTTGGAACGCTTCACACATGAGAAAAACTGTATTGGGCAACAGTAACACCCCCACAAGCCCGTTGGCGAATAGCTTGATGGCGGCGCTTCCCGCCGATTTGAGGGCGGTTATGCAACCCGTGACCAAGTACACTGATAATACCGCCAATGGTGGCGGCAATGTTCAGACTTATGTAACGGCCACCACCGATTACTTGTTCTTGCTTGCTGAATTTGAAGTGTTCGGAACAAGAAGCTATGCAAATAGCTATGAACAGAATTATCAGGCACAATACGATTACTACAAAGCCGGTAATAGTAGAGTAGCCTATAATCATTCCGCCGTGGACACGGCGGTGTGGTGGTGGCTTCGTTCCCCTTATTACAACTACACCACTAGTTTCCGGAATGTCTACACGGATGGCAACACCTACTATGACACTGCCTATTTCTGTGCTGGTGTGCGGCCCGGATTTGCCGCCTAATCCCCCGCAGGATGATCCCGCCCCCATCCCGCCGCCGAAAGGCGGCGGTTCCGGGAGGGAACCCCAAATAAAAATAATAATGGCGGCGTAAGCCGCCCGACGATTTTTTGAAAATGGGGGTTTTCCGGCAAAGTGCTATCATTTGACTGTTTTTTGAGTGCATACACCGGACAAAATCAGCCATACAATATCCATAAGCCTGTTTGAAGGGGGTATTGTATGGCAACAAACAAGCGTGTTTTCACCTTGCGCCTATCGGATGAAGTCTTTGACAAGATCGGGGCGCTTGCAACCCGTGAACACCGATCCATTACCAATTACATTGAATTTGTTCTTCTGAAACACTTGGAAGAAGTGGAAAAGGCGGAAGGAACGATCAATGTCGATAATTCACCCAAAGGGGTATAACTGAAAATGTCTGTCCTGAAGCAAAAGAGAACCACAAGCAAGGCCGAGTTCATCAACACGGCCAATCAGATTTATGTTGAAACCCTGAACTTCCTGACCCGTCTTTCAGCCCGGTATTCCCGGTTGATTGCGGAGCCGGTGGCAAAGCTGGCCGGTGAGATCATCGACCATGCGGAGAAGGCCAACAGTATCTTTCCTTCGGACAACCAGCGCATTGAAATGAGGAAGGCCCATCTTCTGGAAGCGCGGGCATCCCTGATGGCGCTGGATGTTCGGTTGACCCATGTTTACCTGATTCTGAACCAGAACCCGGAAGGGGCCTTTACCACTTCCAAGGGGAACCCGGTGAAGTCACAGGATGCAATGGAAAAGCTGGATAAGATGGCCCAAAACTTGGGTGAACTGATCGACAAAGAAAACGAACTTCTGAAAGGGGCAATCAAAAATGTAACAGCAAAACAGAAATAATTTCCCATTAGGTGTGCAACTGATAATGAGCCTGTTGGCGGTGTGGTGGTGGCTTCGTTCCCCTAATTACAACAACAACAATAATTTCCAGAATGTCAACACGGATGGCAACAACAACAATAACAATGCCAATTACTGTGCTGGTGTGCGGCCCGGATTTTGCAAATATACACGGTCAAATGTAGTAACAGAAGGCAAACGGCTTTTCAGGTGAAAGACGACCGATGTAAAAGGAGTTGTACTTCCTTGGGTTTCAATCCCTAAAACTGCCCTTTGATGCCCTTACACGGACGCTTCTTGCATGGTGGGTGATCGTGCCTTAACTCATTTCATGTGTAAGGACAAAGCAATTTAGATGGCACCCTACAACGCATTTGTACGAGGGGCGAATACTTTTATTATGACAAGCCAAGAACGGCATGAAGCAAGGTTCCAGCGCCGCAAAGCAAAGCGGTTGGAACGGAAACAGGCCCGGTGTAATAGCCTTGGGCCAATGAATAAAGTTTTTTCCTATCGGAAGATGTTCTTCTATGGGAAAAAGTGCTGTAACGGGGTACGGTGGAAGCAAAGTGTTCAAAACTTTGAAGGCCACCTGTTTTCTGGTACGGCAACACGGCGGCGAACGGTGTTGGAACAGACTTGGAAGCCCAAATCCTGTTCCCATTTCACCCTTCGGGAACGGGGAAAAATCCGCCCGATAGATGCCCCGCACATTACGGATCGACAAATCCACAAAACCCTGTGCAATGAAGTCCTGATCCCGTTGTATTCACCTTCCATGATCTATGACAACGGGGCAAGCCAAAAGGGAAAGGGCCTTCATTGGCAGTTCAAACGGATCAAACAACAGCTTGGATGGCATTACCGGCGATATGGCCGGGAAGGTGCTGTGTTGCTGTTGGATTTGAAAGGGTTCTTTCCAAATGCTTCCCATGCCCTGTTATATCAGCGGCACCGGGAATTGATTTTGAATCCTGAACTTCAAAACTTGGCTGATACTGTGATTCAATATTCCCCATGCCCGACACCGGGCCGGGGCTTGCCTTTGGGCGTGGAGCCTTCCCAACAGGAAATGGTGGCGTTACCAAGCAAAATTGACCAATGGATCAAGTGTCAGGCCCGTGTTCATTGCGCCGGTCATTACATGGATGATTACTATGCTTTCTTTCCCACGGTGGATGAAGCAAAGCTGATGGGCCATGAAATTGTAAGGCGTTTTGAAGCCGCTGGAATCCGAGTGAACAAGCGCAAGTGTAAGGTGATCCCGCTTACAAAGCCGTTCCGGTTCTGCAAAGCCCGGTTCACACTTACCGAAACCGGCAAGATCAAGGTGAATGGAAGCCGGGATGGAGTGAAACGGGCAAGGCGAAAACTGAAGCTGTTTCACAGGGAGTTCAAAGAGGGAAAACGATCCTTCTTTGACATAGAACAATACATGGAGTGCCAAAGCGCCTATTACCGGAACTTCAACGATCATGGCCGGTTGTTGCGGTTGCGGCGGCTTTACCATGCAATCTTTTTCGGAGGTGGACAATGTTTAGAATCATCAAAGCCGGGGCCGGTATCGGCCTGACCGAGAACCTGAACTACATCAAAAAAGCCGAAAATGGTTGCTACATCCTTTGCCCGGAGCATGACGCTTCGGGCATTGTTTTTGAGGGTGTGGCTTACCATTTGTTGGGCCGTGCCGCTATGGACGAACTGGAAACCGTGAGTTTGGAGGAAACGGACGCAGGAACCGAGATCACCAAAGCCACAGAAGCCGGTGGAATCGTCTTTGTCACCTTGGCGGAAGCCGGGAGCATTGACCCCATCACGGCGGCTGAACACGCTGATCTGTTCGCTGAATGGGCTTTCCCTGTGGCCTACACGGTAGGGCAGATTCGCCGCTACCAAGGCACCCTTTACAAGTGTGTTCAGGCCCACACTTCCCAAGCGGATTGGACACCCACAGCCGCTTCCAGTTTGTGGAGTAAGACAAATGACCCCGCTGAAGAATGGCCCGAATGGAGCCAACCGGTGGGAGCGCATGACGCTTATTCCAAGGGGGCAAAGGTGAGCCATAAGGAAAAGCATTGGATTTCCACGGTGGATTCCAATGTGTGGGAACCCGGTGTGTACGGGTGGGAGGAAAGCACGGATGGAGTATAAAACCTATGTTTGCCGTAAACGGGCAAGGTTCAAGGCGATTTGCGGACAAGTGAACATTCCGTATGGAACCACCCTGAATGGTCAGGGTGGTTTTTTGATCCTGAATGATCTTCCGGTGTGTTCGGCCACCAGCCAAAACGCCTATGACTTCTTCACACAGAATGATGATGGCATGGGGCGGGAACGGGGCGAACTGTTGAACCGGATCATTCCCAAGCTGGAAAAGCGTGATGCCGGGTATCAGGCCCGGTGGGGGAAGATTTGGGATGATCCCCGTTGCCAAAAGTACAAGCGCCCGGAACAGGAAGATCATTGGATTTGGAATCATGACTTCTACAACGGCCCTGTTGAGGATTTGCGCTATATTGCCGCCCTGATCGGGGCCTGATAGGAGGGAAAAGCCATGACGATTTATCAGGTGTTGTGCTTGATTGGTGTTCCCGCCTTGATTTTGGCAGTATTCAAATACCTGTGGAGCCAAATCAAGCATAACACCGAGGATTCCAAGGCTTTGAAGGCCGGTATTCAGGCCCTTCTTCGGGCACAGATGATCAGCGATTTCAATAAGTATTCCGAAAAAGGCTATGCCCCAATCTATGCACGGGATAATTTTGAAAATTGCTGGAAGCAGTATCATTCTTTGGGGGTGAATGGGGTGATGGACGATCTTCACAGAAAATTCTTGGAATTGTCCACCGATCCCCCGGAAGAATGAGCAGACGAACCAAAAAGCAAAAGATTGAGTTTTCCAAGCTGATCCTGTATGTGGTGGGGGCCGTAACCGTTGGGGTTACGGCCTTCACCCTTATCATGGTTTGGAAAACTGAAAACCTTGAACCGCTGGCCTATTTGATCCCCGCCATATTTGCTGAATTGGCAACCGCAACCGGGTTTTACTATTCCAAAGCCAAAGCCGAAAACCGGATCAAACTTCGGAAGTTGTACGGCCCGGAAATCTATAACGATGCAAAGGAGATTTGAAACCATGCTGAACGCTGTTTTGAACAATCTGATCAATATTGGGTGGGCTATGCTGATCTTCCTGTGTGCGTACCTGTCCAATGTTGCTTTTTCCCTTTACTACAACATCAAGGTTTTGCTTCAGCCCTTCGACAGACAGAAAATGATCAATTCCGGGCTGAAGGTTGCCACCTTCGTTGTGGGCCTGACCTTGCTTTGTGTAGCAATCACCACCCTTCCGATTTATGCGGATCAGCTTGGGTGGGCAATCCCGGAAGAATACACAGAAATTTTTGCTGATTTGGTTATTGTGGGCGCTGTGCTGATGGTGTCTTGTAAGTATATCGCAGAAGCCTTCACCAAGTTCAGGGCCATTCTTCAGGTGAAAGGAGATACAGAAAATGAGTAATTCCCCCCTTGCAACCTATACCCGGATCACGAAAAACAAAACCAGCCCCCGGAACCATGCCATTGACACCATCACGATTCATTGTATCGTTGGGCAATGGACGGCAAAACAGGGGTGTGATTATTTCGCCACCACAGACCGGCAATGTTCCGCCAACTATGTTGTTGGTAAGGATGGTTCCATTGGCCTTTCCGTGGATGAAAAGGATCGTTCTTGGTGTTCCAGCAACGGCACCAATG